TCCGTAACGAACGTGGCCTCGAACGATCAGACAAAGCCCCTCACTTCAAAGGTGAGATCCTCTTCGAAGGCAAACGCATCGAGGTGGCGATCTGGGAACGCACGACTAAGTCTGGCAAGAAGATGCTTAGCATGAACGTGCAGGATTCAGTAGCCGCTGAGTTGGAGCGTATCGAGAAGAGACGCGAGTACCTTCACGAAGTAGCTAACGCAGGTAAGTAAACGATGGGGCTTCGGCCCCTTTTTCTTTGTCAAAAGGAAATCAAGAAATGTTGAAAGTACATGTAATTATGGTGGCGTTAGTCATTGCAACAGCAGTTCACAGTTTGGTGGCGTTGATGGCGTTACTAAGCTTTATGTGGGGTACGGCGGCGTTGGCGTCAATCACAGCGATGATTGGGCTTTACGTTATCGATGGTCTTGAAAGAACGTTTTATCAGTAACGATTGGCGTGGCACACCGCTCCCGATTATATCGCCTGCGGCGATGGTCGACGGTGTTGCCCCGCAACAATCTAACTTTTACCTAAAGGAGAATGACGATGGAATACATAGTCACGTTAATTGAAACAACACGTCACATTGTGATGGTGGAAGCTGACGATGAATGCTTGGCGCGAGCCCATGCAGTTATCGGATGGCGCGAAGGCGATCTGTTAGATGACAGGCCACGCCTATTAGATTTGGAAGCAGTACAAATAGATGTAGTACCAACGGAGGATGTAGCATGAAAGATCAGTTAATCAATGACCTTGAAGGTCTGTTTCACCAGCTAGTCGACTATCGCAGTCGGCTACTTCACCACCTTAATCATCACGAGATAGATCATTATCTTGGTGCTGATGATAAAGAGGAGCTTAAAAAACTGCGGTCAACATTAAGCTATTCAGAAGATAGGATCTGTGAAATTAAAAATGCTCTTGAGCAACGCGTTTACTGTGTTCAAGTAACCAGCAATGTTGAGATGACTGTCAAGGTGTTAGCAAAAAGTGAGGGCGATGCAGTTGAGTGGGCAACTAGCATTTGCGAAAGACGTATACGTCAAACGCTTGAGAAGGAATACGATGCTGATTTTTATAGCGAAGGTTACAGTCTTGGCGATGAATCACCTAGCGATGACGAAGCAGACGAGGAGTACCCATACGATGAGTGATGGACATAGATGTTATCGAATCTTTGATGACGACGATAAAACCCTGGCGTTGATTGAGTTCTTTAACGATGAAGACTTGGTGCAAGTTGAAAAGGTTATGACTGACTTACTTGATTTCTACGACACGATGGCAGGTTGGGCGTTACTTTGGGATAACACCAAGGTTAGTAATAAACGCTATAAAGAAACTTACTACGATGGGCCTGAAGATAATCTTCATTACATTAACGAGCGATAACGCTCACGTTCTTGCGCCCCCGGTTTGTGCGGGGCGCAAAGAACCCTCGCTTTATTAATTACTAAAAGGGATTAGTTATGAGAGAAAAAAGACATTGGATATCTGTCGAGTATCGAACAACACCTGATAAAGAGTTTGGCTTTACACGAGCTTACCCTCTTGATGGTGGCCCAGAGAAAGACGTTAAAGGTATGGTGCTTACAGCTATAGAAGACTTTGAAGCTTCCAAAGCTGAGTACCGAGATTGGGAATGGCGTTTAAATTACATGCACTTTTAAGGAGGTAGCAATGAATAACTTACGAAGCTTAGACCCTAAGTGGTACACCAAAGGGATGGTTGGCGAGACTGTGCTGATGAATCTAGAGCATTATGTCTACAGCAAAGATGAACCTCATTGGACAGGGTTTACGATGTGGGCATTTGAGTTTGGCCTTAATAAACATGAAGTTATTTCTATCATAAAAGAGTCAATGATGACAGAAAGTTTAGGTAACATTGATTAACTTTGATAGACTTTGAAGTATCCAATCGAGGCAATTCCGCCTCTGCTTCACAGCCGGTTGGCAACGTCCCGGTGGATAGAATCGTTGCACCTACCAAAATATCAAAAGGGAACTGTTATGAAATACGATCGAATCGTTGAACTCGTTGAGTCTGCTATGGCAGACGAGACTACATGGCGCAAGACATGGGAGTCACAGTCTTGCCTCCACCAAAACTGGGTAACCAAGCGCCCATACAATGGCACTAATCAGCTGATGACTATGATTGCCAGCTGGAAGTATGGTTACACCAAGCCTTACTGGCTGACATGGAACCAAGTGCAACAACTTGGCGGTAGTGTCAAAGGTCAGAAGGCAACGCCTGCAATCTTCTTCAACAAGGCTAAAGATAAAAAAGATCCTGATAAGGAGTTTGCTTTTGCAAAGGTGTACAACCTATTCAATATTGACCAAACAGGTATCGAGTTACCCGAGGTGCCATTGCGGGAGAGTAGGCTAGAAAATCCAAACGAGATTGCCGATGCACTGCAAGTCAAAGTAAGTAACGCAGAACATCACAATCCGTGTTACTCACCTTCAGCTGACCAAATCCGAATGCCTATGCCAGGGCAATTTGAGTCTGACGATGCATACCAATCTACTTTTTACCACGAGTGCATTCACTCTACTGGTCACAGCAAACGACTTGATCGTGATCTGACTGGTGCATTTGGTCACGAAGACTATGCAAAAGAAGAGTTAGTTGCAGAGCTAGGATCTATCTTCCTGTGCGCTCAGCTCGGTGTGACCTATGACATCAGCCAACATGCCAGCTACATGAAGTCATGGCAGAAGGCTATCAAGTCTAACCCTCGTTACATTACGACAGCGGCAAAAGATGCACAGAAAGCATTCGAGTATTGCATGTCACAATTTGAACTCATGCGAAAGTATGACAGCGAAGCGGCATAACCGTTCAGGATTCCGCACCCCGGCTTTGGCGGGGGTTGCGGAAATCCCTCACTTACTTGCGATTACCAAAAGGAGAAAACAATGGACTTACGTTATTGCATGCACGAAGGCGAAGACTCGTGGTGGGAACATGATGCAAGAGGCATTCCACTGTGCAAAGTGTGCGACAAATGCGAAGAAGCAAAGCTTTCAATGTACCGACCAGAGGTACTAACTAATTCTAACTACATGGCTGATGAGCCAATCGAACCGGAGACTTACTAATGAACTTAACTAAAACTTATTTCGAACAGATCTGCCCTGAGTTGTTGGAGTCAGAGATCAAGATTCTTATCGACAACGTGCTTGATCTGTACAGGCCCGAGAATGTCTACCCACAAGCTGTCCGTGTGGTAGCCAAGAGTTTGTTTCCTGACATCATCAAAGACGAAAAGGTCGTACACATCGACGGACGGGACAAGATGAAGAAAGCTATTGAGCATTTGCGTATTGCGTATGCAGAGCTGGATAACATACCGCAATCAAAACTAACCGATGGCACTGGCATGACCATGCTGGACATCAATTCATCTATTCATTACCTACGTGAAGAGCTAGGAAAGATAGAAAGCAAGGAGGCGTTCTAATGGATATTAAATTAGCTGTTGAGGCTTACGCCATGAAGTATCGTGCATACCACGATGCGCTCGATATCTATATTAATAATTGTGATTGGGAGGCACTTCATAATCTTGATATTGCAAGAGATCACTTGGCTGACTGCGTTAAACGGCTACATGATATGGATATTAAGGTGACTCTTGGTGTTATAGAGAAAGAACCGGAGAGAAATTGTGCCTGATCGTTATTACCCGGAGTCATTGCTCCGGGTTTACTTCAATGTATGCCGAGTGCAAAGCCGTGACCCTACCTTTGAGGATATGCAACAGTTTGTCTTTGAAGCCTTGGGCAACGGTCACTCAGATGGTATACCTACATCAAAGCTAAATGAGGTGTTTAACAATGCTAGGAAAAATCAACATTCTCGTACGCGGTAGTATCGAAGAAGATGCTGACGATTACATGGGAGCTATCATTGAAGACTACAACGAGGCAGAAGGTATTCTGCATTTGTTTGTAGATGCCGATGAAATTGAAGCAAGCTTTTTAGCTGAATCAGAAATCGAACACAGCGAAGCTTGGGGTCAAATGGCATCCCGAGAAATAGTCGACCTTCATATTTTTCTATGTGACTGGAAGGGTCACAGCATCATCAATGATGAAGATGTTGTTTGGGATATTATCAAGACTGATGGGGGGCAAAGGACATGGCACTAGATCCGTTGAAGGCTGTACCTATAATTGACACCGATCCATGCGGATGGCATATGCAGGATTACATCAGCCTGATTAAGTCAGACTACCGAGCTGGCTGGAATGATGCTATTGAGGGTCGGTCTAACATTAACTCAAGCATCCATTACACCTATGGGTTTGATGATGCTACCGAATGGCAATATAGCTCTAGAGAATGATAGTATGCCCTAGTCCAGGGGTAGTTCTCTTCCCCGGTAGTTGGTTTGCGGCGTACCAATGGGCAAAAACGCCGCACCCCCTTTCCTCCGGTGGCACGATGCCCGCAAGGTGTTGGCACTGGACAGCCCGAAGGCACCACCCCTATCCAACTAAAACGAACCCCTCCGCAGGCACGGAGGGACCCGAAGCCGCTCGATGGTGCGAGTTAAGACTCGGACTTGACGAGGGCACCTTCGATGGCAGAGCGCGTAGTAAAAGGCTTGCCCTTGGCATCGGTTAGATACTCGATACCCTGAGACTCCAGTACGCGGATAAGCTTTGGCGTAGTGTACGCCTTAAAGATCTCGAACAGTTCACGGTAGTAAACGTATTCAGTCATTACTTTCTCCTATAAAAAAGCCCCGCGTTTAACGGGGCAAGGGTGTGAGGAAAGGAACCATAACCCCACACTGGAAGTTACCAAGGGATGTCGTCGTTTGGTACTGACTTTGGCGGGCCACTGCGCGCTGGCTGGCGAGCTGGTTGCTGTGGCGATGGCTTAAACGTATCACGCTCAGCATACCATTTACCAGATCGACCCTCTTTGATCTCGACATTAATCCACTCAAGCGATGGGTCTTCAGCTTTTTGTGCGCCTATCCATGAGCCAAACTCATCCAACTTAAACGACAGTTTTAGTTTTACAAAGTCTGGCGCTGTATCTGGTGGTAGCTTGACGATCATGCCGTTTACAAATTTCTTTTCTTCACTCATTGCGTTCTCCTTAATGGATTGATTTTCATTGCTTGATTTTCACGGGTGGTAAATACACCGCCCTTAGACTGCGCTAGATTCAAAGCCTCCTTTATCTCATTCGGCGTCTCTTCTACGATGCAACGCAGTGTCTCCCACTCTTCGTTAGCCACTGCGCTTTTGACTTGAGAAATAAAATCGAACTCTTCGCGTATTACTTTCATGTACGCAAGGAATTCCTCTTCACCAGTTACCATGCCCGCTTTGATCCAGTGGTGGCGTTGTTGGCATCATCATCTTTATCAGCACCAATACCCAATGCCATTGATAGGCTGTAACGCTTAGCATAAGTAATTGCACTGCCGAATGCCTGCGCCGTTGGTTTATCTGCACGGACAATCATCTTGCCAGTTGATAGTGAATCGCCGTGCCCATACAGCACAGTCTCAATGCAAGCTCCGACTTCACACTCGTGGCTTAACTGCTGAATTAATATGTCCCGACTGTTCAGGGCTTCTTTGGCATAGTCCCAAAGATCCTCAAACTTAACGTAGCTACTTTTAAAGTGAGGGTTTACTGCATCCGCCTTGGCGTGGTCTAACTCTTTTTGAACTTCTAACAAGGCTTCAATTAACTTGCTCATATTGGTCTCCTTTTTGGTAGGTCAGAGCATAATATCGAACTTCGAAAGAGTTGTAAAGAGTTGCAAACCTTTTAAAGGTTATTGACAAGATTGGTCAGTTCGGTCACAGTTAAAGCCTTTTCCAACCAAAACAGAGGAGATGCTAAATGACTGATGAGTGGTCAATATACTGCGATGAGCAGAACCAAATAACAGCACCAACATCAATGTTAAAACCAATAATGACAGGGCAGAATGGGAGATCTGCTTTAGATAGATTACGCAGTGCGGCACTCAATGACCGCATAGAAGAGCTTGAGGAGCGTCTAGCTAAAGAAAGAGACGTTATCCCCGGCATGATTACCACTGGAACCGTAACGCTTGTATACGCCCCGTCAGGAGCTGGTAAGACCGTATGGATTTTGGGCAACTTATTCCAATCTATCCGCAACAATCTGATCAAAGGCTCCGATGTCATCTACTTTAATGAAGATGATGGAGCAAGAGGCGCTTTGCAGAAAGCTAAACTAGGTAAGCGCCACGGCATGACAATGGTTACGCTGGCAAACAGCAACGATCCATACCTTAGGAACACCAATCAGGCGCTCGAATTGCTTAATGCTATCCGGGAAGAGGGTGAAGCAGACGGCAAGATCGTTATCTGTGACACGCTTAAGAAGTTTGTAGGTGTTATGAACAAGGGTGAAATGCGTGACGTGCTTCATGTCTTTAGAGAATTTGCGGCGGCAGGCGGCACAGTCGTATTGCTGGGGCATTGCAACAAGCATCGAAGCATGGATGGACGACTCATTTTTGAAGGTGTTGGAGATCTCAAGGCTGATGTCGACAACATGTTTGGACTTGATCCTCTCAATGATAAGTTTGCATTCCACCAAGAGTTGTTAGTAATCAATGAAAAAGATAGAAGCCAGATCAGTTTCGAGGGTGGGTTCAAGTACAAGCAAACAAGCGAGACAGTGGGCTACGAAGAATCCGTAGACTCTGTTGAATTTATGAGTCCCGATGACATCAGCGACATGAAAGCTAAACAGTCTGCGCAGATTAAGATTGGCAAAGCCATCGCTAAATACGAAGACGAGTACATATTCCTTAGCAGTTCGATGAAAGCTCACAAGCTTTACTCACAGGCAGACTTGTTTGACATGCTTAACGATAACGAGATCAATCCAAACGGTGTGACAAAGAAGATGCTTCGCACCTGTATGGAGTTACTCAAGGGTAACAACCTTAAGTTAGAGCGCAGAGGCGCACACGGCAAAAAATACTATCGCTGGATACCAATGTAATCAGAATGCCCAGAATGCCCAGAATGCCCAGAATGCCCCAAAACCTCCAGAATGCCCCTAATGCCCACGTTTAGCGTGCCCGTCGCGTCGCCGGAAGCGGGCTTAGTGCGACAAATAGGGGGGTAAAACTAGGGCATTAGAGGCCAGCTGGGCAAACTGGGCAAACTGGGCAAACTAAAAAGGAGATAAAATGACAGAACCATCACACCGCTGGATAGTAGACAGCAAAGATAAGGTTAACTTCTTCATTAACTTTGTTCTCGATCAATGGCAGGAAGGCAAAACAATCCTGTACTACATTAAGGACACTACGCGTAGCGACAGACAGAACAATGCAATGCACCTGTGGTTTAGACAGGTAGCTACCGAACTAAATGATGCAGGGCATTACGTGCGACACCCGTTCAGTGATAGCTTTGAGATACCCTTTACAGAAGTATTAGTTAAAGAGACCCTGTACAAGCCCGTTATAAAGGCCATGCACGGCAAGTCATCGACAACTAAGCTAACCCCTATCCAACTATCGGAAGCCGCTGAGGTGCTAATTAGGTGGCTCTCAGAGCATAAGCAGGTATATGTACCATTCCCTCAACAACTAAAGGATCAATTGCAATGAAACTAAAAAGAACAGCGGCAGATCACTGGTTTAGTAGATGCGTTCGTATGCGTAATGAATTTAAATGCCAAGGGTGTGGCAAGCAATACGAAGAAAATAGTGTGGGGCTTCATTGTTCGCACTACTTTAGTCGAGCTAAGAAGGCTTTACGTTACGATGGCTTGAACGCTTTTGCTCACTGTTACGGATGTCATCAACGATTTGGTAGTAGCCCAGATTACTTTGTGCGTCATTACATTGATACCTACGGCGAAGGTGCTCTTGAGTTAATTAGAGAAAAGGCTGAGAACATTGACTTAGCTAAGCGAGCGCACAAGGAAGTTAAAGAGATAGCCAAGCATTACAAGGCAGAAGCCACCCGTATGGAGAACGACAGGGCGGCAGGGGTGAAAGGTTGGCTAGAGTTTGTGAGTTGGGACTAAGGCTCGGGGTTAACTTTTCTTAGCATTTCTTTTGCGGCATCACTAATTACTACTTGGTCAGTAGCTTCAGCTACATTTCTAGTAAAACGCAAAATTTGTTTAATGCCTGGCGAAGCTTCTGTAACAAACGCCTGAGCTGGGCGATCTCCATCAATTACTTCAACGGCAGTTGACAGGATTTCTGCTGGTCGAGAAACAACAATAGGAATACTTCCCTTCACAAGAGTTGGAATAAGACCTTCTTCTTGAAGCTTGCCATATTGATAGTCATTAAGACCAATGGTGTTAGCTGTTAGCAAGCTAACCCATGCGTCTCCATAACCTCTAACCAAACCTCCGGCAGACGCCTCTCCATCACCAAAGATCATTTGCCGACCTTCATTGATTACCGCATAACCACCAGCACCATAAAGTGCATATCGTCCAAGGAATTTTGCCGCTTCTTCCGGCTTTCCTTTTTTGATATTGCCAATGGTTTCTCGCAAAGCAAGCGCCTGTTGTTTGATTACAAAGCCACGCAACGCCCAGAGTGGACGAAGGTTTGGATTTCTTGCCCATCCAGATGGTCGACCTGCCGAACTAATTAGTTGTTGTTGACCAAGCCCGGCAAACATTAGCTCTTCAACAAGATCTTTACCTTTGCCTGTGTACTTTGTGAAGTCAGTTCCGTGCTTTAAAAGCTGTTCTGAGATAGCTTCAAGCTCAACATTGTTGAAATAAAACTCCCAGTTATCAGCAAGCCTATTGGCTTTAGCATCATCAACAGCGCTTTTAAGAACACCGCGCATAACACCTCTTTTGCCAACCCTATCCATTGCCGCAAAGCCAGACCCTTTCATTGCAAAATCAGCAATCTTCCTGCTTTTTTCTGCGGTCTTTGTCATCCAGTTAGACTGCCTACCAGACAGGTTATTTATTTCATTAATGAATTCGCCATACACTTGGGTGTTAAATCCCATTCCTTCAAGGTCAACATTCGGTGGCCGTCTAAATACTTTTAAATCACCAGCGGCTGACTTCGCACCCTCAAGTGCGGCCCTGCCTCCATACTTAGCGCCAAGCAAAGGCACGTCAGCAAGGTTAAGAATTGCAGACATTGGGCCAGCAAGTGTTGATGCATAGGCAAGAGATTGCATGGCTTGAATTAACGGATGAGGAGCTTTTTGCTCACCCATAATCATGTCTGATATTTGCTTTCTTGCGTAAGCAGACCCTTCTTTACTGATACCTTTACTTTGAAATTGAAACTCCATTAAATCCATAAACTCTTTTGGGCTTAATGGGACATTCTTTGAAAGTCCTTTCTCAGCACCTTTTTGCGCCGAAAACCAGTTAGGATTTATTGTATAAACTTTAGATATTTCAGAGAGCTGTTGCATTTTCTGCAACCGCATAATGTCTGAAACAATAGGGTTGTCATAATCAAAAGGATTTGGCGCATTCTTATCGCCTCTTAGATAAGACCCACGAGTACGAGCCTTGAAAGCTGTATCCTCAAAAAAATCTTCCATGCCTTCATTGGTTAGCTTTTCTGCTTTACGTTTTTCTGCTCGTAGCTGAGGATTTAATCTTGTATGCAGATAAGTAATAGCATCATCAAATGAAGCACCAAATACACTTTTGTTTAGTTTGGTGTTTAGTTCGTAACTTTTATCAAGATACTCTCTAAGAACTTTTTGATGGTCAGCATTTAAGTCTTCAGATAATTCACGCATAAGATTGTTAATTGCGCGTTTACGAAGAGCGTTATCAATGTTTTTGATTTTAACTTCGTTGCCAATTTTTCTTTTTATTTTATTAATATTATATTTTTGTGCGGCTGGAATCATTTCTCCTGCCGCGTAATCAAGTAATGCGCCACGCGCCTGCGCGCTTTCATTGATTATTTTAATAACCGGAACAAGTCTTTCAGTCAAATCCCCAAAGTCTAAAGCAGATCTTCGCATCGCCATTTGGTTTGCGCGTTGAAGTAATGCGCCTATCTCAGGGCTAACTCTGGCCCAAAGATTATCAGATACACCTCGGACGTTTTCGTCATAAAAATCAGTGAATACTTTTTTTACGCCCTCAAAAAGTTCACCAGCAGTTTGAGCTTCCCGCAAAGGCTTTACATCATAGTTACGAGCAACTTCAGTAAACTGTTTGTTTAACTGCGCTTGTTCAATAGACCGAGATAAAGCAACGTCATCCATATCAAGCAGTGCATCAGCCGCAACATCTCTTTCTGTTTTTAATCCACCTGCCGACTTTGGCGTAATAGCAGACTGAACAACTTTACCTACAGTAAAGCCAGCAAGAGACATGACTGCGGCATTTTGAACCCGCTCTTCAAATGATTCTCCCGAACCAAAGCCATATAGCCCAGCTTCAGTTGCGCCTATCTTTGCACCAGACTTAACGCCTGCTCGTGCCATTAACCTTAAAAGACCAGCGCCCGTAGGAAGACTGGCGGCAATTTCAAGTGGCACAGCGTACTGAGCAAGGTAAGGGTTTCGCTCTTTGAACTCTCGTCTTGCTTCTTCGTAAGCTTCTTTTGCTTCGTTGTATGATTCCTCTGTTGTTGCGGCTTTAGCGGCGGCAACCATTTCCCCCAAAAACCCAAAGGTAAGTCCTTCGCCTGCTTCAGTGGCAAGGCCAATAACCTTTTCCATCGTTGAGCTTTCTTCAATCTCAGGAATCAATGCCTGTGTTAAAGCTTGATACTTAGCTTTATCGCTAATAACGATATCTACAGGCGCGGCAACATCAACAGCTTCAGTTGTCTTAGTATCAACTACACCTTTGGCAAGTGTTTTTGCTCGATCAGAAATAATCATTTGCTATCTCCGAGCTATTCTTTAATAGCCTTTGACATTTTTGCAATTTCGTTTCTAGCCGCCGCCTCTATTTGTTGTCTGCTAAGAGTAGGATTGTCTGAAGCTATTTGTCTTACAAGCGCATCAAAACCAACCTGTCTATCAAACTCAGGAACTATTTCTTTAAAGTCCTTGAACTCATCGGGGAACAATTTTGATAAAGCATCTTGAACAGTAGTCATTATTTGATCGTAAGTAGCACCTTCTGGAATAAGATCAAAAATTTCATTACGTTCCTCGGGAGTCATGCCATCAATTCTATCTTCAAGATCGTCATAAAAAGGAAGCTTGATAATTCCAAAGCCAGGCTCAGTTGCACCTTTATTTTTTATTTCATCCAAATATAGTTTTGCATATGCTTTTCCGGCTACCGCACCGGGAGCAATATTTGCTTGTATGTTTGCATTGCCTTTCGCCTCTAACATTGAGCTTGTTAGAGATGCCATTCTTTGTCTTGTCATGGAAGGGCTAAAAGATTTGTAATCTACGCCAAGTCTTTTAGCTTCTGTTATTTCTGAATCTGAAAGAGGTCCAACTGTATCTCGTAACTCCTGAACCCGAAGATTAGCTTCTTCTTGTTCTAATCTGTATGCATCATCAAGAGCGACAGCGCCTGTTGCACCTGCTTTTTCGGCGGCTTTAAGTGCGCTTGCATATCTTTCGCCGTCTTTAGGCAAACCTCGCATTTGAAGTGCGTAATATAAATCTGTTTTTTCTTGCAACTCAATTTCGTTCGCAACAGAAGCAAGCCTAGTATTAAAATCTATTGTGTTCGCCTCAATTAAAACGTCGGCGTTACTACTTAACTTTTCAATCTGACCGCTCAATGTTGAGAGCTGATTTTCAGCTTGAGTAATTTTTTCTGCTATTTCAAAGTTTCCTTCGTCTGCATCAAATTGGGAATTTAATGTTTCAATTTCAGACTCAAGATCACTTCTTTTATCTCTTAAACCATTTAATGCGCGAGCTTGGTTTGTATTGTATTTAGGTTGTGCGGCAACCATTAGTTGAGATATCTGACCCATTCCTTGGCCAATAGAATCTCTAACTGTAGGATCTTCAACTGTAGTCAAAAGATCTTGAAGCCCAGTGCTAATATCTTTTAGCTCATCAACATTGCCAGCCATTGCCGCTGTTTGTGCATTTTGCATTGCACTAAACAACCCTTGCTGAGCCATTTTAACTTCTTGCTTTTTTCTTTCACGGCGAGGAGCACCGCCAATCTGCTGTCCTACTTGAAATAACCCTTCAAGATATGCAGGTTGAGTTGCGTTTTGAACAAAGTTTCTTCCAAATGTAGCCATGATTAATCTCTCCCAAACAAGCCACCTAACAACCCAGTGCCAGCGGCACCAAATAAATTAGCTTGACCTAATGCAGAACCTAACAATGCATCAATGCCTGATGCAGTAGCTTCGCCAAATAAACCTGTACCATAAAGTTGCGCTTGTTGCTGTGCCGCCGCGGCAGTTTGCCCTGGTTGTAATGCGGATAGCATTTGAGCTTGAGGAATATATCCGGCGCCTAAATACTGCTGGCCAAGAGCCGCTAAGCCAGCCTGTTCTTGTCTAGCCTGTTGTGCCGCACCAAGACGCGCTTGAGCCATTGTTTGTTGTTGCGCTCTTTCCATAGCCAGTTGTTCTGGAGTGCCCCCAAACTGCGCTGTTTGTACGCCAAGGCGACCTTGGGCCGCTAGCCTTTCTTCAAGACCAAGTCGCTCTGCCATTTGTTGTGGAGCAGTAGCCGCTTGAATTTGATCGTAAATCTCTTGCTCACGAACAGCAGGATCTTGAGCCGCTTGATCAAAAAACTGGCCAGCTCCACCAAACATTCGTTGTTGGAATGCTTGCTCTTCTGGAGAAACGCCCATCCGGTACGTCATAGCGCCTGTTGTAGGGTCTTGCGTCATGCCAAACTGACCGCCAGTAGCGGTGGTTACAGTATATGGCCTAAACGCCGCCTGCCCCATTTGCCGCTGAGCAAGGTCTTGTCCAAGCATCAAGCCGGCCTCGCCCACTCTGCCAAGACGATTATAAGCAGAACCAAGGAGACCTAAAGCACCGGCACCGCCAATAGCCTCCGGGCCGCTTATGCCAAAATAATCTAATATTGCGTCAATCATTGTAAATCTCCAGTGTTAAACGGTTTTGCCTACCAAGGCTAATATATTAATTTCCTGTAGTGACAATGCGCTTCCATTGACGTCAGCCTCAAGGCCAACAACAACGGTAGAGCCACTTCCACCTGCGTTTAGTGCTTTACGCGTGGTAGAAGCACCTCCTGTAAACTCTTTAGATGCAGACACGGTTAGTGTATCTATGTCTACAAAAGCATTTGTAATGTAAACGTACGTTTTTCCGTCTACAGTATTAGAATAACTATCACCATTTAACAAAGCTCCACCACCAGATCCGGTTGTAGGGGCAGTAGAAAAGTGACCTAAGAATTTATCAACAACATAAACCCCATTCGTTAGAGTAGACGTTATAGTAAAGCCAGAAAGCTCAGAAAGAGAAACGTACTCAGAAGCGCCAAACTCTGCTACAGGCGCGCCTTGCACAGTAAAAGTTGTATTTCTGTAGCTTGTATTAAAGTCGTAAGCAAACTTAATAAAAATATCTGTGTTGTTAGAGGTGATAATTGTAGGGTTTATTTTTTTAATAAACTTAAGACGCGAGGGATCACCAAACGTCAAACTTGGACTGTAGTATTTAAATCGGAAAGGCGATCCGTTATCTAAGTAACCTTTGTATTCGCTAATACCATCAGTAGATCCTATATATAACTTGCCGTTTTCTAGCCGCTCATACGCTGTAAATACAGAGTTAGGCCAGCGTGTTGCTCTTAAAGATCCATCTTCTAAACTGCCCCTTAAATCAAAACAATATGTTGTGTTTTGGCTAACAAAAGTAAGTAAATAAAAACTTTCTTCTGGACTATAAACTGTTCGGTAAGAGGTGCTCTCATCTTGTATTAGTTCAATAATGTCTTTGGTGATGGTTTTAGACATTGCACTAATTGGCATAGACTTTTCTTGTATTGTTCTGCCAAAGCTACGCAATCCAGTATGTGACAAAAACAACACATCAGTGCCCGTGTGTTGGATAGTGTCTCTATCTACACACCCAACACCTGCTACAGTATCAACTAAGGCCATTGTTGCTGGTGCTTCAGCGCCTTGGTAAACAACAATGCTGTGCTGTCCAAAAATAATAAGAAGGCCGTTGTGTGCGGCTAAAGCAACGATCTCGTCGTAACCGTCAGGCCACACCTTAGCTATGTTAATGCTACCGCTAGTACCACCAGACCAGTCATTGCCAATTAATAGATCAGACCAGTAAACCGTAGACTTATTGCTAGTTGTGTCTGCAGTCCAAAGGCGACCATAAGAAGATATAACTTCATTACCATATTGGGCCGAAGTAATGCCTGTTAGCTGAGTAAGGGTGGCGGGACTAACCGTGCCGTCATATACCAAAGGCTGTGTGCCACGCTGGAAAAAATAAGCTTTGTCATTAAAGTTTACGATCTTCCAATTGCTTGCGCTGATACTAATAGAAGACGATATATCTGTAAGGGTGCTCGTTCCTGTCATTACCTTGTTGTTGCCTACAGACAAAACAGTGGTAGCACCAGAGGCGTTTCTATACTCGTGAACATCTCGAATAGCTTCAGAGCCTAATGCCGTTTTATCTGTAGTAAGAACAGTGTGGCCTTTGCGCGCCGCAATACGTCCTCTCTTGTCAATAACAGCGTTATCCGCTATTTCCGCAAACGAAGGGTCTTGAGCAATAGGGGAATCCTCAGTGTTAATTCCCTTAAACGCTGGTGCTACAAGATTAATACTGCGTAGTTCTTGTGCCATATTAGATAGTCCTAAAGATCATCTCTTCTGGATGCTTTGCCGCATCAATAGCAATAGCATCAGATAGATATTTGTCTGCAATAGCAAAGTACTCAGCCGTTGAAGTGCCGCCTGTTTCGCCACGCTCTCGTGCAAGCAAAGCTACTGCAAGATGAATTACAGGAGTTTGCGGAACAAGAAGCTCATCAGCATTGTTTGTTAAATCTGCCTGCCTTTTTACAACGTCAAATCTAAGAGAGTAAACGGCATTCGGTTTAGGGATAACAAGAAATTGCGTATTACCATTAACATCCAATCCATCAAAAGTGTAGTACTGAGGAGATCCTTCAACAGCATTGCTAAGATAAAGATGTTTATTAAACCAGTCTTTTGTTTGATACGAGAGGTAACAATTTTCAGTATCGTTAAGCGCCGACATTACCTTTACATTGTCACTTGAGTTAGTCAGTGAGTATTGGTTGTCGCTTGCCGTAGTGCTAATAACAATTGTGTCTCTAAGTGCAGACCAATCAGCGGCCTCTTCTACCAATCGTTTAGCATCGTTAATAAAGTCACCAACCATCTTCGCGTATGTATTTTCAGATACGCTAGTAACCTCTTCTTCTCTAAGACGACGCAATACGTTGTTCATTATGTTGAGATATGTCATGCCGTTCTTCCTTGCATTAATCGCGTAAGCATTCCGTCAAATTCTCTTGCGTAATCTGGTTTAATTTGTTGTTGTAATTGCACGGGCGTATAGCCAATAGAATAAGTTAGGGGTTTAAACGCACCAGAAAACTGACCTTTTTTTCTTGATGGCGCATCTGGCAAATTAATGTCTGGACCATCAGGCAGGTCTATATCTGGACCTTCGGATAAACTTGTATCTGGTATTGCCCGTCTAACTGCTGTTTCGGCATCAGAAAGAGCTTGGCCAATTGGCTGAACAACGGCTTGATCTATAGCTCTTAAGCCGGGTCTTAAAGGTTGATACACGTTTTCGTCTATAGCTCTACCAAATTCTCTTGCTGTGTCTTCAAATTCTCTTCCAAACTCTCGGACTTCTTCAGGAAGAATATTGCTAAGACCGCTTAAATCCAAATCAAAAGGAGTTCCTTCTAAATCTAATCTGGGATCAAGAAAGCTTAAGGTCATGTCTTCGTTTAAAGAGTCCGGATCACTATATGTAAGACCCTCATAAATTGAGCCAAGAATATCCTCTGCATTTACGTCTTCACCAAACGCGCCACCTACCGCTGTTTCAATAAGTGGATTTAAAGCCGCAACAGGAATGCTGGTTTCACCTTCTCGAAAGGCGTTTTGCACTTCTGTGTTTCCTAGTAAATCACCATAGTTTGAAACTACAAAATCTTGTAGCTCGTTAGTGGTATATGTTTGAAGTGCATTCCTAGCAATATCTTGTATGTCTTCACCTGAAAGAACACCATTAGCAATGTCTGTTCCCATTTGGTAAACAGTGTCATAAGGCACATTTAAGGTTTCTGACATATTCCAGATTTGTCGATCAAGCTCACTTGCTAAACCTGCGGCCACTTCTCCTAACGCTCCCTCCTGAGCCATTTGAAGTGCGCTAGCTTTTAAAGCATCGCCAATATATCCAAGCCCGCCAGATATAGCCGCTTCACCTAAAGCGCCAATGTCTACACTGCCCGTAGTAACGCCTTGAATAACCGCATTTGACAAAGCATTACCAGCGGCGGCTGAAGCAACACCGCCTGCTGTAAGCCCAGATGCTCCGCCAGCGGCTCCACTAGCCGCACCCGGAATACCTAAAAAGCCTCCTGTTCCTGCGGCAGGTCCACCTAATGCGCTAGTTAATCCTGGGCCTAAGTAAGATCCGGCAAGTGCCGCCATTCCAGCCAAAGCATATTGGCCAGCACCCTCGCTAGCATCTTCTACTTTGACGTAGGCAGTACCGTTCCATCTAAAACGGTCACCTGAGTCAGAGTAAATATCTGTACCAACACCGTACTTTTGCAGTAGCTGTTGATTTGCGTCAGAGTTAAGCCAGTTTTGATAAGCGCCTGACTGCGCTCCTGTTTGTTGTCTTCGAATGTTTTGAAGGTTTTGAGTAGGATCGCTTGCATCAATAGTAAGGTCAGCGTCTCCCTCAAGAATCATTTCTTGGTCTTCAGTAAAACCAGCGTCAGCTTCTGACCAGTTACCCACTGTAAGGTCACCGCTTTGTAATAACTGCTCACGCTCAGTCATATACGAAAGGTAATTATCAAACGTACCAAACTGCTCTTGGAGTCTGTTTACATTATCGCCCTCAAAGTAATCTTTTAGTTGGTCAGTTGTAAGCTGTTCAACCTCGCCTTCTTGACCATAAAGGTAATCTTGGGAACCTCTTCCTGTTTCAATTCCCCTAACAAAAGTAAAGGTTTGAGTAGGCTCTGCACTTGTTAGCATTCCTTCTTCAGACATTACTTTCTCCAGTTAGCCAGGCCACGCAGGCCAAAGGACGCCGCTACTGCCGCGCCCAGAAAACCTTTGTACCACTCAGGCATAGCATCTAACGCTTCAAACCCTGACATGACTACAGGAACCATCTCAGGGAAAAATGCCAAGACGCATGGCACCGAAAACAAAATCGTAAACCACTCATCCTTCCATGAACTACTTGCATTGTTAGCATGGATATTTTCCCAGTTGCCATCTTGCTGTATAGAAACCATCTTGGCTTCATGGACGGCTTTCTTTTCCTCAGCCTTACGCTTGAGGTGTCCGCCAATAAGATCCGCTACAGGGCCAATGAGAGCTTGCATCATCGTATGTACTCAACAAATACCAGGGCACCAAGGATAAAAGGATATAGGGCATAGACAGCCTGACGGTTACTAGCAATGTCTTTTGTTGCTGTATCAAGTTGTCGTTGAATCATTTCATAGCGAACAAGGCACTCCTTTTCGTGCCCTTCAAGTCTCGCTAATAACTCTTCTGCTCTGCTCATCCTTTAATTTCCTTTACCACTACCGAAACCAAACCAAAAGTAATTACTGAAAATACCACAGCGAACAAACTTAAAAGCATGTTTTCTTTTAGTTCTTGCTGTCTGTAAATAGTATCCTGTCTTTCTTGTACTATCCTTCTTTTTAACTCGCGGAACTCTCGCAAGCCATCATCCCCGTAAGCGTATCGAATCATTAACATGATCTCTTTCTGTTGCTCTTGTATCTTTTTCTTTCGTGCAAATGCTTTTACTGCTTCTGCTTCTACACTCTTGCTAAAAACTACTTTTCTAAACGGTGATACTTTTGTTGCTTTCTGCTCTTGATATAGAACATCACTAGCATGTCCGTACCAAGAAGCAATCTGCCCCATAGTGTCTTCTACTGATCGCCCAGCCTGAACCATCCCCTGCACCATAGCAAAGGCTTTGGTTGCCCCAGCAATAGCGGTTACAGGGTCGATCATTAGACAGGTACTCGACCAATTATTAAACCCTCAGCTATCTCTTGATCTATCCGATCTTCCATTTCATGTACTAACGCTACGGTTGCATCCATATTAATGACACCATCAACGCGTATAATGGGCACTCGAAACGGTACGGGTGTATCTTGCGTAATAGCTTCAGATTCTATTGTGCCTTCAAGGTGTATAGCATCTGCTAAAGGAGTGTCGTATATAAGTGTTCTCATGGTCTAAAGGTTACCTCTACATCGCCTGAGCCATCCCATTCAGCATTTATGTTAGCTATTTCAGTACTGTCTAAACCATTAGAAGCTGACCATGCCCATCTACGTATAAAACCTCCGCCTATCGTTGATGTACTAGCTTCTGACGTTGAAAGAGTTGTAAGCGTACCGTTTGCTATAAATGAAAAACTTGTAAACTCGTCTGCGCCTATTGCGTTGGAAATCCCATAACTAACGTCAATTGTAAAAGACGTACCAGAACTTGAAGATGTTCGATAAACAGACTTTATAGTCATGCCTGTTATAGTATTTCCATTTACAGTGGTTGGAGATACTGAACCTGTAGGTGTACCGTCCTCGAAACCATAATAGGTTGCTTGCGCTAAACTCTTAATGCCTTGGGTAACAGTAATAACTGTACCAGCACTAGCGTCGTACCACTCGTTAAAGGCCATAGTAGTATCAGCAGTCTTATTGATTAAACCTCTAATGTCAGAGTCATTAATAGACGCAAGCGTACCTGTAGTACCTCCTGCTTCTACGTGGATATCATCAAGACTAATTGCACCGCTACTTTGTAAGGCCATTAGATAGTCCCAAAGGCTGTGACATTATCGGCAGAAGTAATAGCGCCGTTAGTACCTACCTTAAATACTTCCGTACTGTTGTACTCAAACACTAGCTCGTTAGTATCAACTTTAATTACCCAATCACCAATAGACAGCGTAGTTGCTTTAACCTGACCAGCATCGCTATACACTACAGCTTTGTCGTTAACTACAACTCCAGCACTAGAGCCATCAACAAGATTAAGCTCAGAGGCTGTCGATGTAACTCCATCAAGAATATTAAGCTCAGCAGTAGTAGCAGTTACTCCGTCAAGCAGATTGAGTTCCGCTGTAGATGCCGTAACACCATCAAGCAAATTAAGCTCTGCCGCAGTAGAGGTAACAGTTGTACCCCCCAGGTTAATGACGGGAATCGTTACTGTGCCTGTGAATGTTGGCCCTGCGGTGTCAGCCTTTGTTCCAATAGCTGTAGCAATTTCGTCAAATTCAGTTTCAAACTCAGAGCCACGAATTACTTTACCGGCATCGCCACTGTTTAACGTATCTTTAACAGCAAAGTCTGTCGACTTAGTGTAATTACTCATAACCAAACTCTCATAGGTGTCTCAGGTGTAACCCCGTGTGTCTCGTCCAGCGCCTCTACAGTCTCACGTACTGCATCGCCCACGAGTCTGATGTTAACGTGCCAGCCTGCCATTGGTGCCATCTCAGGGTACTCGTTACCCTCGTCGTCAGTCAGCATAGTGCCTGTAGGCTCGTGTAGCGTCCCTACGACGTCGATAGCGTAGTCATGGCTATGAGTCACCATGTAGGGATCACCGTCCTCTACCTGCGTTTCTACGCCTTCCTCGTCCACGTTAGTTACGTAGTCCTGTCGGTAGAACGCAGACAATACAGTCGGCATATCTGACTCAGCTGATAGTCGTAGATAGAAGTCACGCTTTGGTGCTTCGATGATTACTTCTTCTTCTGTCATGTCTAATTCCTATGATGTTAAGTCAACGAGCTGGGCGTTCGTGAGTCGTCTGGGGAAATACTTGATGGACTTGATGTGGCCGTTTAGGTGGAAGCCATTTTGTAAAGCACCTATGTTCATTTCTATTATTGATATAGGCACGTTTCCTGATGTATCTGTGCCAACAGAAGCACCATTCACAGAGACAGCAAAGTCGTCTTTTTTGTATACAGCCGCTACTTTGTTTGCGTTTTCAGAAACAGTTCCAATATCTATGGCCGCTGGAGTATCGCCTTCAGACCTGACTAGCCAGTGATTTCCTTCACTAGCTGAGTGATAGGCTCTGTTGGATGTAGTGCTTGCGGCTATTTCAAAAACGCCTCTTACATCGCCATTTACTTTTGTTGGTGTGTACTCAGCAACTACAGAACCTACCGCAGTGTTAAACCCAAAGTCAGCCACAGGGATACTAGCCACATCAGCAGAGCGTGTTGCAGTGCTTCCTGTAGTCTTTATGTAACTGGTGGGGAAGCTGGCTTGCTCTATCTGGCAACCCCAAATGTAAAGCCCAGACGTTCCGTCACCAGCAAAACTATGTGCGCCGTCAGATCTAGATATTTGAAACCGTAGTGGCGTAGTACTACTTGGGTTTCCAATCGAACTACATCTGTACCAACCGTTGCCTACATCTTCTATTTTTGTATTAGACCAAGCCGATGATGCGCCTTCATTGTCAATGGTGCCTGTTGCTAAATTAAACCGCGGGGGATTAGCGCCTATACCTGATCCTCTAAAAGATAGAAGGTAGTCGCCGGGACCTTGCTTTGCAAAACAAGAAATAGCGTAGTCTGTTCCTGCTGTTACATTTGCATCGTCAATGTAGTGCTCAGTGGATGCAGTGGTAGGCTTACAAAAAGAAGCGGTTTGAGTTCGGTCAGGAGCAATAGCGACGTTATCGTCTATGTTCATGCTGTGACCTTTTGAACTTAACTCCTCACTTTCTGTAAACAGATTAGTCCTAGCCTCCTCCACTAGCAGTCCAAGCCTGTTTCTGTCTGCGTCCCATTCCACTCTAGGGACATTCTCTGGGTGAGGGAACAGCGTTAGGGTGCCGTCTGGTTGATCGAAGGTGACTTCTTTAGCTGTTATTGCGCTTTGCACCGTAAACCCGTCATTGACAGAAGTAGAAGTATCTTCAAGCCTTATCCTTGGTGTGCCGCCGTTGCTAGTAAAAGAAATTCTATGGTCGCCTTCGCCTATCAAACGGTCTGTACCGTCTAATCCATCAATGCGTACCTGAGTAGCGCCTGTAATGTCAGTAATATTTATAAATAAAGCGTATGTTGTGCCGTTGGTTAACGATGTTTGAGATGTGACTCCCGGCCTTACCTGACTGCCTACTGTGTCAATAAACTCAATATCGTCCCATGTGCCAGTGCCTATTACTTCAAAAGATGCCGAAGGCAGGTTATTGTCCCCATAGCTAACAGGGCGCAACGCAGTCGCACGTCCGCCACCACTAGCTCTAACAAATGAGATTAAATCTTCGTAGTTACTGTTAACTTTCGTACCCATTATTCGCTCCAGTTGTTCACTACGAATGAGTTAGTGCCAGTGCCTTCAAAGGTTAGGCTCAGGGATGGCTCTAGCGATGGATTGGTTGCCTCTACAAGCCCGTCGTCACCTAAGTCTTTGTCCCATACACGGAAGGTGCTGATGGTTCCCATGTAGTCGTCGTCAACGAGATCCAAGTCGGTAGCAGATAAGTCAACTAATGATGTAAGCGTTGCGTTTTCTGCCCCAGTTTGTCCATTAGCGGCTACCTGAAAAAAAGTTGATCCAACACGAAGCGCAACATTTACACTTTGCAAAACACCTTCGTATACAAAGTCATTAAACGTAGCAAAGTCAGCTACATTGTTAACTTCATGCGTTGAAGTAAGCCTTTCTCCTGACGCATCTGTTGAATCTGCTTTTAATACAAGTTTATTGTCGTTATCTATTTGCCACCTAAAAAATCTAGCTACTTGTTTCGTTCCTGAAGTCCATGTATTCGCAAAAGTAACCCTGCCTTCCATGCCGATAGAGACAGACAGGGGGTTGATCTCGCGGACGCTGATGTTGTCTACGTAATAAAGAGCTTGGCTTCCTTTAATAAGAAAGTCGTGGCTACTAGCGGTAGCGACTACATACTCTTCATAGCTACCGTCTGCTGTAATTTGTACTAAAGTAGAACCGCCCCAAAAAGCTGTTGGAGTCCCTCCAGATAAACCAGAAATATCAAAACTTATTGCGTACACTTTTCCTGAAGTCACACTAATAGTTTGCGATAAGTCAGAAGAGGGAGATGACGCTGTTGCGTTATCACGAGCCTTGCCATCGCTCCAAGACCAAGACGCACCCGCTGTCCACCCAGACAAGTCCGTATCAAACGTCCCATTAGTCACCAACTCAGAGCCAATGTACTGCGGCGTAGGCCACGGTAGGTTAGCTGATGGGATAGTGAATGTCTCAGCCGCTCTTGTGACGCTAGAGCCAGACGTTGGAATTAGCGATGAAGGTGTGGATGCCTCTTCGACTTGAGCGCCATAGACGTACATTTGCTGTGCAGTGTCGCCAGCGTATGATGGTATTCTGGAAGAAGACGACGCATCGTTATCTACAAAAACAATAAAACCAACAAAAGAAGATGCTGTTGCCGTTGCGGTTGACGTTATTGCACACCGATACCATCCGTTACCTACGTCTTGAATAGTTGCTGTTGCGTTTGCCGCCTCATAGCCAACAGTGCCTGTAGATAAATCAAAATTAGCATAATGGGAACTGCCGAATCCCGTAGAGCTGAACAAGAGCTGACAAGCTGTGCTCGTATCTGCTTTTACATATGCTGAAAGCGTATAGTTTAGTCCTGAAGTAACATTTGTCGTATTGCCGTATATATAGTGACTGTTGGTAGCTGTCGTCTCATTTATTCGAGTGGCGTTTTCAGTCCCATCGGGAGAAACAGCGTTGTTTTCTGTCATTGTTACACGATTAAGCGTCCAGTTGGTATCTGGCGTTGAATGTTCAACCAAATTAACCCTAGCCTCAGACTCAGCCAGTACGCCCTCGTTAACCCATGCGGAGCCGTTGTAGACGTGGTGGCCTACTCTAGGGAGGTAACGTGCGGCATTAGGTTTAACAGCCGATCTAAGGACGCTTACGTTATCTATGGAGCCTATAAATCCACCACGCGCTCTCAAGCTAATTTGCCCGTTTGATGCGTGTGTTCCTCCATTTAAATAAACTGTTTTAGTACCAGTGCTTGAAATATCAAACGATATGCTTGCGCCTAAGTTTATGTGATAAACCTCTAGCACTCCTGTTCCATTAGTAGAGATAACGTCGAGCGTTACCGCATAGAAATCATTAGTTGCGCCTATGTTTTGAGTTAGTGCGGGATTAGAATTAGCCACCGAATCAACACTAGCAATACCACCAGAGATACTCCAACCTGCGCCCTTAGTCCAGTCAGAGTCCGTCGCAAAATCTCCATTCTGAACTAGGTTAGATCCTGTAAGACGCACCGCTGTAGGGACGTATGAGTCTCCACGATCAGGGTTGTCTACCATGCCGCCTAAGTCAGAGCGGTAAATGTGTGCGCCCCAGATGTAAAGCTCTTCTCCTGCTCCTGTATAAACGAGGTTTCCACTTCCAGCTACATTTGCAGAACCATCGGATATACCAAGCCAGTAAAAACTAGAAGAAATAATTGAACCAGCGTTAAAATCTAGAGTGCATTTGTACCACCCAGAACCAACATCCATTATAGAAGTGCTGTTAATAGTCCATGTACCAAGACTTGAAGTCCTGCTGACTGTTTCCCCTGTTAAATCAAATTCAGCAAAAACATGGTGGTTAACAGCCCCACGTAAACCAACATAACAATATCTAGCGTCTATGTCTTTTGCGTAGAAACTAAAAACAAAACGTGTGTCAGCAACTACATCGCTACCCCAAGACTGCTGAAATGCGTGTTTATCCGACGACGTGTCGTTTGTAATTTTATCCGCAGTCAAGGTGCCGTTCGGTGCGGCTATCTGATCTGCGGTAGTCGAAAGCCCAACATCAGGACTCGTCCAATAAGAATTACTAAAATCCTCAGAGTACGTCAGCAGATTATGCGGCGCCCACTTGAGTACAGGCATCTCGCGTACTGATACGTTGTCTATGGTAATGTCTGTAGAAGAAGCCTCTGATCTAATGCGTAAGTTACCACTGCCTGACGCAGTTACGTTTCCTCTAATTAGGCCAGAGCCGCTTGTAATAGTGAAGTCATCACTTGTACCGCCAAACCTAAAGGACAAATAGTTTGATCCCGTTAGGCTTCCGCTTACGTTTATTTCGTAAGAGTATGTTTTGCCACTAACCAAGTTAATGTCTTGCTCTAAGTAACGACCGTCACTAGTAGAACCTTCAGCAACAGCAACACCACCAGAAATACTCCAGCCTGTACCCTTAGTCCAGTCCGAATCACTGTCGAACCCACCATTGGTAACAAGCTCAGGCCCATAGCCGTCCGTCATAGTGGCATTGCCAGCACGGGCGTGGTTTATGGCTCCATCAAAGTTGACAGTCTGGTTCTTGTCCTTCTGATAAAAGTTATCAATGAAGTCAAAGACAAGACCGGGGTTGTCAGAACCAACAGAGTATTTAGATATTCCTCGCCTAATAGACGTAGCCAGTCTGTTAAGCCTAGAGCCAAAAAACATTAGTCCATCTCCGATACGTAAGCTGTGCCTGAACTTCCGCCAGTGATAAAGCTAATGGTGTCTCCTGAATAAGTGTGGATAAACTCTACAGTGTTAGAGGGAATGTAATAGTCGCTAGTGGTAGCTGTGCCTGAGACGCTAATGTGTACGTCTACAGTGGCAACAATGCGTGCTACACGCTGAGTAACAGCAGAGGAAGAGCTAGCAGAACTAGAGACAGCGACCGTTTGAGTTGTGCCAGGCCGAAGGCATTGGATAGCTGAAGAGTTAACATCTCGTGCTAAGCGTGACATAGGAGTTCTCCTTGAGTCAGAAAAGAAAGGGGGCCATTGCTGACCCCCGGAGTTTCATTATGCAGATGGTACTGCGAGTACGAAACCAGCTTCAGGACGGTACACTTCGACACCGTACAGGCAGTCAGCCGTGTACAGAGTTGAGAGGTATTCCTGCTTGTACTGAGTTTGCGAACGCACAGACATTTGCTCTGCAAGAACAATCGCATCGCGGTGGAAAAGCAATGCCGCACGAGTGTCGACAGATGCCGCGCTGTTCTGAACCGCAGTCTCGATAGTTGCACAGTTGGCAGATACATAAATATCTACACCGTACAAGTTACCGATAAGGCCAGACTGTACTGACTGACCTGATACAAAGTCAGCAGATACATAACGGTCGATGCCCATGATCTCGTTACGAGTTGAGGGTGGAATGACAAGTACACGATTCTCCATTGGAACATTGTTGTCATCCATTTTTTGAATCATGTCACGGAAGAATCGATCAGTAAAACCGTCTTCGAATACACCATCTGTAATAGTGCCAACCAATGTATCGTCGGTGTACTGAGTCGTTGTGCCGCTGTTGTTGAAGAAACAGCCGCTGTGCTGATAGTCGGTTGGAGCCGCACCAAATACAACTGCGCCACCGTCACCGAAGCCAGTACCACATGAGTGAAGATCGTTGTCGATCTTAGTGGCAAGTGCATAACCAGCATCTTCAGTGTAGAACTGACGAAGGCTAGAAAGCGCTTGTACTTCAACAATATCTTCAATCAAACGTGAGTATTCGAAGTGACGATCAATATCAACAGTCAATTCGCTTTCGGTGTTTGCGATAATTGTTACCGCAGTATCAGCCGCTTTAGCGCTAGCGTCACCACGGACAGGCTTAGGGATGTGAAGCTTGTCGCCTTTCTTGCCAGACATTGCGATCTTCTTGACAAGAGGAGCCATCTTCAGGTTCTTTTGGTAAGCGGCAATAATCTCATCACTCCAGATTTCTGGAATAAAAGTAGCCGCTTCAGTTTTTGCGGTGTTGCCTGACGCGTGAGCCGCGCCAGTGCCAAGCACCGATTGGTTGTAAGTTGCAGTAGCCATGTCAAATCTCCTTTAGATTATTTGACTCGACCCTCCGCGTAAGCTTGCAAAATATCTGATGATAATGCTTGATAACGCTCGGGGTCCGTTTTCATAAGTTTAATAATGTCGGCCCTGCGATATGTCTTTCTACTCGTCCCCTCACCACTGCCTCTCGTGTTGCCTGTATTAGCCGCCTTGAGTTGCTGTTTCCGCACTTGCTTTTCAACATTTGCGGTTTGCTGTGCCACTGTCTTACGTTCTTTCCAGAGAGAGAACAGCTCGTCAGCCGCGTCAGCGTTGTACTCTTGGTCAGCCTGTACAAACAACTGAGTCCTAATCTTTGAAGACTTGATCCAATCTGCAAACTTTTCATCAGACAATATATCTTGCATATCAGGGTGCTTATTATTTAGCTCCGCAATAGCAGTTTGCCTTTTGTAGTTTGTAGAATATTCCTCAGCCTCTCTAATCTTAGGGTGATTCTCAATAGCACGATTAACTGCCGCTTGAGGATCTGTAAAATAGTCAATATCACTATCAGGCTCAACATTGTTCTGTTGAGGTGCTGACGGTGTTTGAGTCGCTATGTACTCATCCACCACCTTACGAAGCTCGCCAACTTCAGAAGAATGCCGACTCATCACCTTTTCTGCTTCTTGGTGCATTTGAACGACATCCCTCAAAGATTTACCTTTGTACTTTTCGGGTATATCGCTGTCGACTTCCTCTACTACAGGTTGTTCAACTTCTTCTACAGATTCCTCTGCTTGAAGCTGAGCCTCTGGCTCTTCGTTTTCAATCTGATCTACATTGTCCTCTTCAGGGGGCAGATCAAGCATTGTCGCTCTAGACATTATTAAACTCCGTGACCTTAATCATTATGGAGATTGGATTTTCTGCCAGCCTTTTCATGTTCTCGCACCCACTTCATGTGACGCCCAGGGAAATCTCCTGAATGCCCATCGAGTACGCACTTAGGCGCTGACAGCATTTTAGTAGCAGTCAAGCCACAATCGCACCTACTGATTGTCTCTCCACTGCGTACCATCTTTTCAAATATACGACCGCAATCACAGCGGAAATCATATATTTTATACATCTAGCTCATCCTGAGCTTCCGCCTCGGCTTGGTCTCGCGCCGCAGTAATCGTCGATTCTAAGTTGACTACTGTGGCTAAAGCGGCAACCTGCCCTTTGCGATAAAAAAATTCTTCCTGATCTTTGATAGTTTGAATGTCTGCCAGCTGTTTTGCGTTGTTAGCTAGCTCTTCTACAAGTTGCTTATAACCTACATGATTAAAAAGCGTATTGTAGTTATCAAAATACTCCTCAAGCTCAGGCGTCATATCTCATTCTCTTTTGGTTAATTTGTGCCTTGTATCACGATTTTTAAAAAATGTCAGGCATTTCTTGTAGTTTTTCTTCTACGTCCAGAAGCCGTTACTGCATGTTTAATTTTTGCTGGGCCAGTTTTACGTTTTGCTGATGATCGTTTTTCTGCCGCAGTCATCTTAGCCGCTACTGCTTTTGGCCTGCAAGAAGGGTAAGGGCGCTTACTTTTCTTTGCAGACTTGCGACCGCAAGGCTTGCCGGTTTTAACGTCAACCCAGCCCTCTTTAAACCATTTAGTTAATCCGCCAGTAGGTTTCTTTTTAGTCACCCGGTTACGAACTTGGTTTTGTTTAGGCATAAGTTCCACCACGTTTCTTATACTCACGGACAACCCATCCGCTTGCATAAGCAGAAGGCCAAACCTTGTACTTGCGCTTGGCCTCCGCTACTACACGATTGTACAAAGCCTTATTCTTAGGCGTCGCACCTTTCTTTTTAGTAGCTTTCTTTTTAGCTGGCATAACAACTACCGTTTGTTTTTCCGGTTTGTTGCAACACGAGATCCTCGCACAGGCTTAGATCTGCTTTTTTTCATGCACTTCCCAGCTTTTTTGCACTTTGTTTTTGTTGCACAGCTAGAGCAAGTTTTCATACATACTCCTTAAGTAGGACGCTTACCTGTTTTGTTCCACTTATTCATATATTGACGCAAGCTAAGACCTGTTTTCTTTAGCTGTTCTGCCGTTACATTAGCCATCTCCCTGCCATTGTGGGTAATTGTTTTTGCTGAACCAACTCCAAACTTTGCCTTCTTAGCTGTTGGCTTAGACGTAGCTTTAGGAGCTGGCTTAGGAGCTGGCTTAGGAGCTGGCTTAGCCGCTAACTTTGGGGTTGATTTTTTTGTTGTAGATCTGGCGTTTGTGCTTGCAGTCTTGCGACGCTTCATTTCTTTTTCGTAAGCTTCTTTACGCATACGAAGCTTTTTTCTGTACTCAGATTCTTCTGGCTCAGGTTTTTTCCGTTTTGCCATGCGCTCTGATTGAGTTTTTTTACGTCTAGCTTCTGCCGCCGCCGCACGTTTTTTGCGCGCTTGTTCAGCCGCTCGTCGTCTTTCTGCTAATGTTGCCATAATTATTTCCTTACCATTTTTTGCACGACCAATAACGTGCGGTTAGTTTGCTAGGTGGATTTGTATCGCATTTATGACGAGCACGAAAGGATTTTCTTCGAGAAGGTTGATCTTTTTTGATCGTCATTTTTGCA